AAAGGAGAAAATTATGGCATCAACTACTTTTTCAGGACCAGTACGTTCTGAAGGTGGCTTTCAAATGGCTACAAAAAATGCATCAACAGGTGCAATCACAACAAGAATGAGTTCAGGTATGCCTGATCTTACAGGTTTACTTTTAGCTGACACAGCAACAGCAGCAAATATTTCTATCGCTGATGGAATTATTGCAGTTGTAAACTACACAGGTGCAGCAGCATGTGCTGTAGCATTACCAGCAGCAACTAAAGGTGCGATTGCAGTTTATGTTCAAGCTAAAGATACAGCTGGTGGAACTGCGACTTTAACTTTTGATGCAGCTGGATCTGACGTGTGGGCTACTAGTTCTTTAATTGAATCAAGAGCAGCTAATGAAGTAACTTTTGATACTTCTACAGCAGGTGAGACTCAATTAGTTTTTACTCCAGCTAACGCGGCAACTAATCTTTTTACTACTGGAAGCAAAATTGCTTTTATGTGTTTTGAAGATGGTACTTGGCACATTGCAACTGAATTCACTGGTGCAGCAGCAGCTGTTACTGGTGCGTTTGCATTTGCAGCGTAATAATTAATTAGTGGCTCCTTCGGGAGCCACGAACTAGGAGATTTATGTTTAAAGGCGATATACAAGCTACAAGATCAACTGCTGCTGCAGGAGCATCTGCTATAATTGCACAACCAATAAGACTAAAAGGAATTATTGTTGCTAGTGATGGTGGTGGAGCAGGAGTGTTAGAACTAACAACAACTTCAAATTCTGGAGATACAATGTTTATTGCAGATGTACCTACAGGTGATTTAGTTAATTTTTCTTTTCCTGATGATGGTATTTTATTTCCAAAAGGAATTTTTTGTAAAACAAAAACTAATGTAGCTGCGTATACATTATTAACAGATAAATATTCTGGTCCTAATTTAACAGGGAGTAACGGATAATGGGTGGCTCAAGTTTTTCATCAGACCAATCGGTCGCTCACGCAACAGCTACAGCTCAAATGGTAGCCGTTGGTGGTACAGGTAAAACAAATAGAACAAGATTAACTTCTATCCAAGGTAAAGGTAATAGTGCAAGTGGATCAATCATATTTAGAAGTGGTGGTGCTACAGGAGATATTATTGCAACATATTTATTTGGAGAAGAAGGTTTAGATATGTATTTACCAGGTAATGGTATTTTATTTGAAGATGGTATTCATGCAACTATTGCAGGAACAGGTGGAGTAACAATTACATTTACGTAAGATGGATCTAAATTATTACGCAGATATAATTCAATTGAAAAAAGGTGGTATGCCACCTAGAAATAAAAAAAACTATAGACCTACTGAAAAAGGTGCAGGGATGACTGAGGCTGGAGTAGCTGCTTATAGAAGAGCTAACCCTGGATCAAAACTTAAAACTGCAGTAACAGGTAAGGTTAAAAAAGGATCAAAAGCTGCTAATCGTAGAAAATCATATTGTGCAAGATCATTAGGACAATTAAAAAGATCTTCTGCTAAAACAAGAAATGATCCTAATTCAAGAATAAGACAAGCGAGACGAAGATGGAAATGCTAAAAGATTTACTTAAAAAATTATTTGGATACAATGATTTAGAAAAAAGAATTAGAATTCTAGAAAGAAAAAATTATTGGAGAGAAAAATATAAACATGGCTTATCTCAATTCAAACATCCCTCCAATATACTGTAAAATAAGAAAGGAGTATCTTTATGATCTTAAAGAACATATGGGAGAAAGTGAAGACTGTGTTGTCTTCGCCATTACATCTATTCCAGGGCGTGCAATCTTATTTAATATCATGTTACCAAATGGTGCATGCTATTGGCGTTTGCCTATCTCAGCGTTTTTCCAAAAATGTTATGATAGAGCCACTGTGCCGAATATGCAGACGCACGAGTTGGAATTGTGGAACAGTTTCAGTTATTATCCTAGTGTTACTACTTTTGATTTTTTAATTGGAGAAAAAGGTAAATATTTTGGTATAGATAAAAAGTTTTATTATGGACAATATTTATTTACAATTGATTGGGCACATCCAGACCCAAATATTTTAGATGTCGAGCATAGTGAAGTACCTGATGAACATAAGTGCGCACATATATTGGCTCTTACTAACGGCAATTATGCAGCTCAGCCTAATAATCGTATTTTGTGGAATGTTAGTAGTTACACTACTAGTAACAATATACCAGACTATAAAGTTCAAAGTACTGAGTGGAATGTTGAAAATAAAGGATTAATTACTGAGGATTCTGATAAAATGTTTTACGATATAAATGAAAAAAAAGATACTAAAAGAACATACGAAAAATATAAGGAATATGCACATGATTTATCCTTTGAAAATGATAGTAACAAAGATGATTGATAAATTTATATATAATTTTTTTGGTGCACTAGACAAAGCAATAGGATGGATTGATAATATATTCTTTAACAAAAAAAAGAAAAAGAAATAATTATGGAGTATCAAAGGATGAACTATTATTTTACAGGTGCTTTAATCATAGCTTTTGTTTTAATAGCTCTTTTTTTACAACCAGGATATATACCTAGATGAGTAACAAACCATTAAACATCGGAGAAGAAGCAAGAGTACAGATGCCGATGAAGACGGTAGCATCATTGATTGTGCTGGTATCAATGGGCGTCTTCGCTTATACAGAGCTGACGGCTAGGTTGGTATCGTTAGAGACATCAAGAGAATTATTTGAAAATGATTTGTTAAAAAAAAGTGAACAAGTCCCCACGGATCAGGAGCAACATTTTTTAATCGAGGATTTGTACAAGTCCGTAGAGAAAATGGAAGAGACCCAAGAGATGAACATGACTAACAAAGTCAACATAGAATTTTTAAGAGAACAGCTAGATAAAGCTTTAGCTGATATCGAAGTATTAAAAGATAAGGTAAGACAAAACGGAGGTCATTAATGGAGTTGATTGTAGCCCTACTTATGATTGTTAATGGAGAGATCAAAGAACACAGAATTCAAATTGATCCTGAATCAGGTAAACCTTCTATGTCAATGTGCTTGAAAGGGAAGCGGGTTGCGATGAGGTCAAATAAAAATAATAATGTTATTTACCAGTGTATAAAGTCGATGGCCGAACTTGAGTCGAACGTAGACGGATCAAAATCAATTAAAAAATTAATATTGGAGTAATTATGGAATTGACACGTAATTTTAGTTTACAAGAATTAATTAAATCAGACACAGCAATTAGATTAGATATAAATAATAATCCAAACTCAGGTCAGATAGAAAAATTAAAAGCATTATGTGAAAATATACTGCAACCGGTACGTGACCACTTCGGCAGAGTAAAGGTAACGTCAGGGTTCCGTAGCGAGCAGCTTTGCCTAAAGATAGGTAGCTCGATCAACAGCCAACATGCAAAAGCTGAGGCTGCAGACTTCGAATGTATGGGAACAGACAATGCAGAATTAGCTGATTGGATCAATAAAAACCTAGACTACGATCAATTGATCCTCGAGTTCTACACTCCTGGGGAACCCAACTCGGGATGGATACACTGTAGCTATACTACAGATCAACCAAGAAAACAGTTCTTGCATGCATACAAATCTGAGGGTAAAACAAAATATAAACCAGTTATAGGAAAAGCAAAGGATTTAGCATGACAATAGGAAGATCACAGATATCTAAACAAGTAGAAGGTAAACTTCGTGGTGCAAGAGATGAAAAAGAAAAGAAAAAAAGAGTTATAGTGTCTATTAAAAAGAAGAAGAAAAACCCACTAGCTAAGACGTTTACTGCCTAGTCAAAAAATGTTATAATCTTGCATGACTAAATTATGTGCAAGAGGCAAAGCCGCAGCCAAAAGAAAATTCAAAGTTTACCCCAGCGCATATGCAAATGCATACGCTTCAAAAATATGTGCAGGTAAAATTAAAGATCCATCAGGTGTAAAAAGAAAAGATTTTAAAGGACCTAAACCAGCTGGTAAAAAAATAGGTGGAGAAGCCAAAGGTAAAATTAAAGAAGTAATGAGTGGTTTGAAAAAAGCATCTCAGACTCATGCTGCACAAGCAAAAACTTTAAGCACACTTAAACTTAAATACGGTGGTGGAAAAGACATGGGTGCTAAAAAGAAGAAAAAGAAAGCAAGAGATAGATACGACAATAATTTAGAAGACTTACCTAAAGGCTTACAGATAGATACAACTACAAACAGTAGTGGCTCTTCAACAAATAAAATGATGTGTGGAGGCGAGGTTCGTGGAACAGGAGCAGCGATACGAGGCAAAGGTTTTAAAGGTATATTTTAATGAGCCTAAAGAAATGGTTCAACGAAAAATGGGTTGATATAGGATCACCAAAAAAAGGGGGAGGATACAAAGAATGTGGAAGAAAATCTGCAAGTGGATCAAAAAGAAAGTACCCCAAATGCGTGCCTGCTGCAAAAGCAAACCGAATGACAGAATCAGAAAAGCGTTCTGCTGTTGCAAGAAAGAGAGCAGCCGGTAATCCTGGAGGCAAACCAACAAACGTCAGCACCTTTACCAAGAGATACTATGGTGGTATGATAGATGTATAAAATTCAAGGAGAAATATTATGATGGGGTTACTTCCACAACTAATGAAAAAAGCAAAAAAAAAGGGTGCTAAAGGAGCGGAACTTCTTTCACCTGCAGCAATGACAGCAAGATTTTTTAACACAGGAGGAGATACAATGTTAAAAGGTGGACAAAAGAAATTAGATAAAAACAAAGACGGTAAAATATCTGGTGAAGATTTTAAATTAATGAAAAAAAATACAGGTGGTGCTATTAAAGGCATGGGTGCAGCTAGAACTTCTGGCATGGGCTTACAAGATGAAAACTTAATACCAGGAAAGTCTTTGGATTATTACAAAGACATAATGTAATGAATTATGGCTACGTCAGGAACTACAGCATTCGATCTTCAGATCGATGATATTATTGAAGAAGCATACGAACGATGTGGTATGCAGACTAATAGTGGGAATGACTTACGTAGTGCAAGAAGAAGTTTAAATCTTTTATTTTCAGAATGGGGCAACAGAGGTATTCACCTTTGGAAAGTTAAACTTAATGAAAAAGCATTAGTTGCAGGAACTGCTACATACACTGTAGACACAGATGTGAATGATGTTCTTGAAGCATATATCTCTACAACAAACGCAGCAGGAAACACTTCATCAACAAATGATATATCATTAACAAAAATTGATAGATCAGCTTATGCTGCACTTCCGAATAAATTACAAACAGGACAACCATCACAGTATTATGTTGATAGACAAACAACACCAACTATAAGTTTATATCTAGCTCCTGATGCAACAACTTATACAACATTAAAATTTTATACAATTAATAGAATTGAAGATGCAGGTGGATTTACAAAAACACCTGATGTTGCTTATAGATTTTTACCTTGTATGTGCTCTGGCCTTGCATATTATTTATCACAAAAAAGAGCACCAGATAGAATTCAATTACTAAAACAATTATATGAAGATGAATTAATTAGAGCATTAAACGAAGATGGTTCAAGAACTTCAGTTTATATTTCTCCACAAACTTATTTTGGGAGTGGTTCATAATGAGTTACGCAACAGGAAAACATTCAAAAGCTATTTCCGATAGATCTGGACAAGCATTTCCATACAAAGAAATGGTAAAAGAGTGGACAGGTGCTTTAGTTCATATATCAGAGTTTGAACCTAAACATCCACAACTAGATCCTCCTTATCATAAGGCAGATGCAGTGGCTTTACAAAATACAAGATCACAAAGATTTCAACAACCTACAACTGTTGCAACTAACGATACAACTATAGCTGACTCTGGTGGTATTACAGTTGGTGTAGCAAACTTAACTTTACCAGGAGATTTTGCTTTTAAAACACAAGAATTTGAAGTTACAACAAATGGTGTAACAACTACTATTCATAGCATGACTCCAGAAGATCCCTCATTACAAAATAGAAGAAGACAAGTATCTATGCAAATTAATTCAGTAACCGTGAGTATTACATAATGGCTATATCATATTCAGATTTTTTAACACAAGTTAGAAACTACACAGAAGTAGACTCAAATGTATTGAGCGATACTATTATTGGACAATTTATAAGAAACACAGAATTAAATGTAGCAGGAGCCGTGGACTATGATGACACAAGAAAATACGCAACTTCATCATTCACTGCAAACAAAAGGTATTTAGTAACACCTGCAGATTTTTTAGTTATTAGATCTCTACAAGTATTTGCTGACACTAGTATTACTAGTGCTAGAACTTTTTTAGAAAAAAGAGATACTAGTTTTATATCAGAATATAATGGAAGTAATACAACAGGATTACCAAAATACTACGCTAATTGGGATGATGCTTCAATTGTTGTAGCTCCTACTCCAGATCAAGCTTATGGTGTTCAACTAAACTATATAATTACACCACCAAATTTTACCTCTACTAACAATACTTATTTATCAGAATACCAACAAGGAATGCTTTTAGATGGAGTTCTAACAGAGGCTTTTGCTTATCTCAAAGGTCCCATGGATATGTACAATCTATATAAAAGTAAGTATAATGAAAGTGTACAAAATTTTGCTCTCCAACAAATGGGGAGAAGAAGACGAGCAGAATACGATGATGGGGTACCAAGAGTTCAAGTACCTTCACCATCACCATAAAAAATTAAAGGAGAAATATTATGGCTATAACTACTAACGCAATTTGTGATTCTTTTAAAAAAGAATTACTTCAAGGAAAACACGACTTTGATACATCATCTGATACATATAAATTAGCGATGTATACATCATCAGCAACATTAGGTAAATCAACAACAAACTATGCAACAAACCCAGGTGGTGGATCTAATACTGAAGTTTCTTCTTCAGGATACACTGCAGGTGGTAAAGCACTTGTTAACTCAGGTGTAAAAATGTCATCATCAGTGGCAATTACTAATTTTGCTAATTTATCTTTTACAGGAGTAACATTAACAGCTAGAGGAGCTTTAATTTACAACACAACAACTGACGGTGGTTCAGGTACCACTGATGCTGTTTGTGTTTTAGATTTTGGTGGTGATAAAACTGCAACTGCAGGAACATTTACAATTCAATTCCCTGCATTTACAACATCTGCTGCAATATTAAGATTAACATAAGGATACTAAATGGCACTCGTGCTTAATGACAGAGTTAAAGAAACAAGCACCACAATAGGAACAGGTACACTAAATCTTGGTGGTGCAGTACAAGACTTTGAAGGATTTGTTTCTGCTATAGGTAACTCGAATACTACTTACTATGCTATTGTTAACGATGGGCAGGGTGAATTTGAAGTTGGTATTGGAACTGTTACAGATGCAACTCCAGATACTTTATCTAGAGATACTATAATATCTTCTTCTAATTCTGATAGTGCCGTTAACTTTTCAGCAGGGACTAAAGATGTTTTTTGTACGCTACCCGCTTCGAAATCAGTAGTAGAGGATGCAAGTAATAATGTAACTTTAGCCTCAGATTTAACAGTTGGTGCTTTGTTTAAAATGCCAACCAACACAGCTAATAAGATATTAGTTGCAGATGGCACTTCTTTTCAAGAAGTAGATATTTCTGGTGATGCTACAATTGCATCTGGTGGAGCATTGACACTTGCAAACTCAGGAGTATCTGCAGGAAGCTACACATCAGCTTCAATTACTGTAGATGCAAAAGGAAGATTAACAGCTGCATCTTCAGGGACCGCTGGAGCAAGTGAAGCTTTTGCAATTAAAATGGCAGTAGGATTATAGGAGAAATATGGCTCAAGATTTTGAAAGATATA